GTCATACAGATTATCGCCGGTATACTGCGCCTGTACAATGTCCGTAAATGTCAAATCTACGTCAATTGTAAGACGTGGAATGATTCTTTCATCCGTGGTTTCAATAGCATTTTCACGGATCAGCATGTACAGCACCGGCGCAAACTGCCCGTTTATAGTTTTCTGCCCCCAGATGATACGGCGGGAAAGAATGCTTTCTAAGCTTCTGCCGGAAACAATCAAATAGTTTCCGGCTTCTGCGTCCGTCGTGATCTGAATGGATTCCACAATCATGACTGTTTCGTCATCCTGTCGGACAATGTAGTTTCCGATGTGCAGCAGGTTCAGCGAATCCGCCGAAACGGGCAAATACAGTTCAAAATCTCCGGCGGTATAATAGCGTTTTGTCCAGATAATGGACGTGTAAACATCAATAATACCAATTGTTTCCAATTGGGTATTTTTAACGTACAATTCCACTATTACACCCCCTCATGATATTTCTGTATGGACAGAAAAACATTGAGATTTTCTGCGCCCACGTCGCATTCATATGCAATTTCATTCATGCCCATTACCAGCTGTAACCAGCTTGACCCGTTCTGCATGTTGTTCAAAATGTTTACTTCTGAACCATCCCGAATCAGTGTTACAGACTTTTCGCCCCGCTGCGTATTTATGCGGATTACGTCACCTTGATTCATGTCAAAATTCACGCCGAAATACTTCTGTGTAGTACGGTTAATAATACGGGGATTCAAAATCTGATCCGTTTGCGCTCTGAATTCAATGATGAATCCTTTCTGCACCTGCACATTATCCACGATAGCAACAGCTTTATTTACCAGCTCACTAAACGGAATACCGCTTTCGGCAATGGAAAAGGGGAATTCAAACATGCTGACAACGTTTGAAAATGTGATTTCCGTTGTTGTCGTTTCTTTCCAGTATGGATCAGGGCAAACAATCGAAATTTGCGCTGTTTCATTCATGCTGAAAATGTCAAATTCCGCTGTTTCAACATACCCGTCAATAAACACGTCAAGCGAATCATTTTTATAATAGATTCTGATTTTCTTGTTACCGTGGAAATAGTTGTACAGCTTCAAGCGGTTTTTCTCCGCTGGACTGTGAATTTTGATATACAGCACGATATTTCGGGAATTTAAGCGACCGGAATTGTACTGACTGCCGTCAAAATTTGCCATTGTGGAAAAATTAAGGGCTGCCCCCGATGGGCTTAAACCGTCAATTTTGGTGATTGTATAAGCGTCTGATTCTGAAAAATCCAGTACAGCACCCAAGCAATTTTTAACCTTAACTGTAAACACGATTTAAACCCCCTTTGCGGACAATAAATTTCTTGACTGTCTGTAAATATCCAGTCTGGAAAGCGGCTTCGGACTATTGATAGTCTGATAATAGTTGTTTGTAACAGCGGTTTTTCCACCTGCTGCAACAGTGCCGCCGGACAGATTTGTTCTAAGGCTCTGCACGGGCTTCATCATCTGTCCGCCCATGTTTTTCATTGCCTTGACTGCAACTGTAGCGTTTTTCTTTACGCCCTCTGCAACGCCTGCGGGCAACCATTTGCCGACCTCGTTAGCCATAACCTTTGACGGAGAATTTACGCCGAAAAAGTCCTTGATACCGTCAAGTACACCCTCTGAAAATCCGCTGATTTTGTCTTTGATCCAGCCCGCCATGTCATTGATACCATTCCACAAGCCCTTTACCAAATCTTCGCCGATTGACAACATTTCATCCGGTAAACCCTTGATTTTGTCAACGATGGAATCAAATAAATCCTTTGCCGCCTGCTTGCCCTTTGCTGCAAGATCAGAACCCCATGCAGCAATTTTCGGCAGTACAGCTGCAAGCCAAGACTGAATTTCCGCCGGCAGATTCTTGATAAATTCAATGATTTTATCAATAAATTCCTTTGCATATTTTCCGGCTTTTTTACGCATTTCTTCGCCCCATGCAACAACCTTTGGAATCACCTTTGACAACCATTCACGAATTTTTTCCGGTAATTTAGAAATGAAATCAATGATTTTCTGCACGATTTGCGGTGTTTTTTCTTTTGCCTTTGCCATGAAATCACTGAAAAATTGCAGTACATAACGCAGGGCATCTGCGCCCCAATCCAGCAGTAACGGCAGTAATTCCATGAGCGAATCAATGATAGTTTCCACAATCAGCGGTACAGATTTCAGAAGTTCCCGCACAATCACCGGAATAGCGTCAACAATTGCAAAAAACAGGTCAATTGCACACTGCAACAGCAACGGGATATTCTGCATCAATGCCCCGATGATAGTTTTGATGATCTGCGGCAACATTGCAATCAGCGGCGGCAAAATCTGCGGAATTGCCTGACAAATTGCAAGCAACAGCTGAATTGCAGCGTCCAAAATTACCGGCAGATTTGTCAGTAATAAATTGACAATTGCGTCAATAATTGCCGGCAGTGTCGCAATCAATGGCGGTATAATCTGCGGAATAGCCTGCACCAACGCCATAAACAGCTGAATTGCTGCTGTGATAATCTGCGGTACTGCGGATGTAAGGAATTCTGAAATCATCAAAATCATATCCGGCAGTAATTCAAGCAACTGCACAATGATTTCCGGCAATGCCTGCAAAATTGCAGAAAACAGCTGAATTGCAGCGTTCAAAACCTGCGGAATAGCTGACTGCAATGTGCTTGTAAGTGTTGCTATCAATTCAAAAATCAGTACACCTAAATCAAGATTTACAAGGGCATCCACCAAGCCGGAAAACAGCTGAATACCAGCTGTTAAAAGCTGCGGGGCTAACATAATCAATTTATCAATCAGCTGATAAATAATCAGTGTTGCAGCTGTCAACAGCTGCGGCGCAATTGTCACAATGCCATTTGCAAGCGTCATGATAATATCACTTGCCGCACTCATAATTTCACTTGCATTGTCTGTAATTCCAGAAATCAACGCTTGAATTACGGATACACCAACAGTTGCAATTTGCGGCGCAATTCCGACAACAGTTGAAATCAGCGTGTTCAGAATATTTCCAACTGCACCGCCTATCTTTTCTTCTGCGCCGTCAACACCGTTTGTCAAGTCCATGAATGCCGCTGCAATATTCTGCACATCCGGAACGATACTTGACAGCAAACCCGCCCCAAACTGCGTAAACATCGCAAGTACAGGTGTAAACGCTGTACCAATTGCCGCCGTGGATTTCTTCAACTCCAACTGTGCTTCATTCAGCGAAATAACACCGGCGTTTGTCTTTTTGTATTCCTCTCCGAGTTCGCCATATTCGCCCGCCAGCGTGTCAACAATAAGCTGCTGTCGCTGCTGTTCACTGCTGCAAGCTTCCAGTTTTGCGTTAAAATCATCCTCCGAAATACCCGCCCAATTCAGCGCATCGGCTAAACCGCCGGTTACTGTGCCGACTTTTGCAGTTTCATTGATGGATTCCGCCAAACCGTCAAGCGGGATGGAATCGCCGTATTTCGCCCAAATACCAGCGGACGAATTTAACAAGCTGTTCAAATTTTCCTGACTTGTTTCCATTGCCATGAAATTTGAAACAGTTGTATTTGCTGCGGTTTCATCGCCAAGAATTCCGTACATATCGCTGAATTTTTCTTCTGCAAATTCTGCCGAATATCCGGCATCTTTTGCAGCTGAATGCAGCTTTGACATGTTGTCATTGAATTCTTTTGATTCTTCTGCCGCTGCGGATAAACCCGCCGCCAAGCCTGTGACAGCTGCACCAATTCCGGCAATAGCACCCTTACCGATACCGCCCAAAAAGCCTTTCAGCTTACTGCCGAAACCCTCTGCTTTATCTCCTGCATCATCCAAGCTATCGCCCAGATCGTCCGCTTCTTCTTCTGCACCATTCAATTCACGGGTAAAATCATCAATTTCGCCCTGTACGTCATTCAGTCTGCGTCGGTTATCCTGCAACGAATCATTGAGATTTCCCATCTGCTGCCGCAACTGGTTAGCTTCGTCGCTGCCCTCGCCATATTGGAGGATAGCAGAACCGAGTTCACGCTGTAACCGCTGCATTTCGTTTTCCTGCTGCCGGATTTCGTTTGACAGCTGTTCAAACGCACCAACGGACTGATCCGCAGAATTTCCAGTACGACGCAAACTGTTGTCCCAGCTGTCGGTAGCTTCTCGCACTTGCTGCAACCGCTGCCGATTCTGCTGCAAAGAATCTGACAAATTGCTAACTCTTTCTCCCAACTGCTGCGCCGCTTCGGAATGTTCGCCAAACTCCATAACGGCGTTAGCGTGTGCAGTACGCAGTTCCCGCAGTTCCCGTTCCTGCGCCTTGATTTGATCCGATAACTGTTCAAATGCGCCTGCACTGTTGCTTGACTGGTTATTGATTTCTGCAAGCCGTTCTGTGTACCGTTGCATTGCTGCATTATTGCCGGTAATGGACGCTTGCAAGTTGTTAATTCTGATCCGCAAATTTTGTGCGGTTTCTGAATTTTCGCCCTCTGCCGCAACAACTTCATTGTATCGCTGCTGTACTTCGGTTAAAATTCGCCCGTATTGTTCGTTAATGCCGGATAACTGGTTAATTCTTGCCGTCAAACCGTCAGCGGAATTTCGCCAGTTTTCCATTCCGGCTGTTGCATTTCGGAATTCTGAATTTGTCAATTCAATCGCTCTGTTTGCGTCCTGCAAACTGCTGCGCAATTCCGATATATCGACCTTAAATCGTGTAGTGGTTTCTGTATTTGCCATTGTTTCACCACCCAAAAATTAAAACCATGTGTCCCCCGCAGGCTTTCTGATTTTCTGCGGTTCTCCGTTGTTTTTTACCACGTCTTTTTTGTGTCGTTTGTTGTAGTCAATCAATCTAACCAACAACAAAATCACTTCATGCGCCGGATATTGCCGGATTTTTATGGGATCGAATCCGGCAAACCGTTCACATAGATTGACCGTGGAATCAAATAAAATCTGATACATGGACAGCGGTTCACTGTCCGTTGTCAGTTTCCCTCGTTACCATCATTCAGCAGGGAAAATTCCGAAAACGCATACTTGAATACGTCAATGAAAATAGGAATCAGTTCCTTTACCTTTGTACGCTTGATTTCGTCATCTGTCAGCCCGTCGAAAATCTGTTTCAGAATAGGCTTGATCTGCGGCAGTACCTTGAAAATCATCTTTCCGACTTCCATTTCATCGTCAATTCTGTCAAGGTCAATGACTGCTGTCAGATCCTCAATTGTGCCCCACATCAGGTCATATTCTCCCGCTGTGTAGGTCTTTTCAACCGTCGAATTTGTCTTGTAAATATTCAGTTTGAGATTCATAAATTTACCCTCCTAAATGATAAAATGTAAGGCGGCATGGTTAGCCGCCCTTTGTTTGTTTAGCCCTTGCTCTTTGCGGTCAGCTGGTCAATATCGAACGGGGCTGCAAAGAATTCTTCCTCTGTTACAAGATCGCTCTTGACGTGGTTAATCGCCTTTGCGGTTTTGCCCGTAGCAGTGAATTTGTGAATGGTATGAATACCGGTGAATACAATTTCCTGCCCGTTTGCTTCTGTGCCGTCATCCTTTGTAGCGTGTGTACTATCCGGAATACTTGCCTTTACCTTATGCCGCCACACAAACACTTCTTCACCGGATGTATTTTCGGTGATATAACCAATTGCCAGATACGGGCGGTTAGATTCACCCTCAACAAATGTCTGTGTAGCTTCGTCGTAAAACTGACCTGTCAGCTTTGCCAGAACATCGAGCGGAATTGCAGAAACGCTGCATGTTACCTCATCCGCACCCACGGAATCAATAACAATCGCCGCCACATTGTCATAGTAGTGGGATTCACTGGAATTTTCCGTTGTTCTGGAAAGCTCTGCGATACCTGCAACGTCAAATACTTCGTCGTATGCCAGTGTATCCGCAGTGTCAGTTTTCAGAATCGCTGCTTTCAGATCACGAATACCACGGTATTCCTCAATTACCTTTGCCATGCGTTTTCCTCCTTTTTGTGAAATGTTTCACATGAAACATTTGACATTATTTCAAAATAATGTTTCACATGAAACATTCGTTAAACATTTCTCAAATGCTGCACCGTCATTCCCCGTCCGTCATGTGTCGGCTCATCGGAAACAACGCTGTGCCCATCGCCGGATACGATAAAACCCGCAGTTTTAAGGGCTGTTTTTGCATCCCTCAACATGCTGTATACCTTTTCCGGATCGGTCGAATATGCGTTTACATCGTAGATATACAGAATAGCGTGTTCATCATCGTCATAGAATCTGCTGCTGTTGGATGATACATTCCAGAACGTAAAGAAACTATCGGGATATGTGTCATTTTCAAGTAGCGACCCTTGCACAAATACAGGATACCCGAATGTTTCCAGCACTTCGATTAGTAAATCTTCCATCACTGCATATTCCTTTCAATAAATTTTCGCACCGCTTCTGCCTGTACTTCCTTGACTTCTCGTTTTGTTGCA